TGCCGTTCCAATTTAGTTTTGTGATTTCCATTTGTTTTGTGTTTAGTTAATAAATAAAGAACTATTATAAAACGAATATACAACTTATTCACATATCAACAAAATAAATTGTGATGAACGGGCATATAAAATGATGACCGGCGAATTAAATAAGAAATGCAACATTGTTGCAATTACAAGAAAGCGTATCTGCCTGTACCACGCTTTAAGCTGAAGTTCTGCCAAGCAAGAGCTAAACTCATTACGGCGTCATCGTGAAAGCCTGAAGGCGCTGAGTACTTGACACCTGTTGCAGTATATTGATATTCAAAGACTTCTAACTCTTGACTGATTATGCCATCAGGATAGCCTATTTTTCCTTGATGTATCGCAGCTTGTAAGCCTTCCATTAGTTGCTGCTTACTTGAACTTGTGAACTTTAAACCCTGTATGTTCACCCCTTCTCTTTGTAAGTCTTCGAGTATCGGGTCGCCAACCCCTGTGGAATCGACTAAGATAGGGCATTTAGACAGTCTAAGTATGTTTTGCTTAGTATTATGCCAATCCATTTGAAAGCGGTCAAAATAAGCTACATTACCGTCTTCGTCTAAGCCTACGATAACAGTCCAATCGACAGACTTAGCTAAGTCAATTCCGTATGCTACGACAGGCATAGTCGTAACAGGGTGTATACACTTTCGAATGTGCTGACTCCCGAATGGGTTTGCTGCGTTTTCGGCAGGGTTTGCCATATACTCTTGCTCGAATACAACCTCAGGCAGTTGCTTCCTTGCGTCATCTATCTCATTAGAGTCAATGTAAGGATTATCGTATGTCGTAAACTTGAAACTTTGCCAATCGGGTTCTGCTTTGCTAAACAAACTAAAGAAGTAGTTTTTACCTTTAGGGGTGCTTAAGAATATAGCCTTGCCCTTGTAGTCCGTTAAAGTAGGTCTTATCGAGTTAAGCCAACCGTCTTCTAAGTTAGGTATAAAAGAAGCTTCGTCTATTACTGCTAAGTGAAACTTTAGACCACGCAGATTGTCTAATCTTTCGCCTGTAAAGAAGCGTATGCTCCCACCTGTTATGAATGTGATAACTAAGTCGCTTTCATTCTTAGAATATATCTCAAATGGTAATAAATCTACTATCTCTTTAAAAAATATCTTCCCTAACTGATAAGTCGGTGTTATGTAAGCTACACGCTTTTTATTTACCGCAGTTTCTATGCTAATCGTTTGACTAATCAAAGACTTGCCAAATCTACGACCTGCCATCATTACAATAAATCTACTGTCGCAGTCAAGTACTTGCTTCTGCGCAGGGTGTGGATTATGTAATTTCAAGCCTACTGTCTGCATTATCTATCGTAAGTTATTTTAATCTCACTTACTTCGTGTTTGTTTTCTGACTTCTCTACTAAGCTATTCAAACGCTGCGTTATGCTTGGATTGTAAACTCCTGCCATACCACCTTCGATTTGGTCTTGTCTAATTGTTTTCCTAATACGCGAACAGATAGTTAAAAATTCTTCGTAAGCATTATTTGTATTTGCAAAGTAATGGCTTAAATCTCCTATAACCCCTTGATTGTAACAGTAGTTTTCAAAGCCTTCAATCGTCAAAGGTCTTTCTCTAAGTCTGTAAACTTCGTCACCATCTTTGCCTACAAAGTCGTGTACTTTAATAGGATTGCTTTTACAATACTCGCAATACTCAGTAAAGTATTGAAGCATCAATTCAGGTGTTTCTATTGCTTTATGTCTACCCATCTATCTTGTTTTTATAGTGCTGACATATTCTGTCCATTACTGACAAGTAATATGTGTTAAAATCTTTGTATCCTTCATTGTCTTGTTCGTATGTTCTGTATAAGATGCCTCGTAGTCTTTGACTTGGTGTCTTGAATGTATCTACGTCTGCTTTTAAGTTTTCTACTACGTCTTGTTCTTCTTTGCTAAAAGGTTCTTCTTTTATTGCTAAGTAGCAGAACTGTTGATTAAGCTGAAACAAAGAAGCAGCGTCTTTAGGACTTAGTTCTTGCGTTGCTATTGTAAGCTTAATTGTCTTGTCTTTGCGTGATGCTATACTTTCTATTTGACTTGATAATAATATCATAGTATTCCGTTAATTATGTCGTTTGCTTCGTCTATTGCGTCTTCTTGGTCAAGGTAAGTGTCTACGTCTGCTATATGTTTGTTAATTAGTGTTTCTGCCATCGCATAGGTATAATGTCCTATCGTGGTCATATCGTCTCCATTTTTACCTGTTTTGCATACTGCTAAGAAATAAGCTTTATGCGTCAAGAGTAGCCATATAGCGTTTAGTTTTCTCATCGTCCTTGACCTCTATAAGCTTTTTCTCTTGGCGTGTGCTTGTTAAAGGACTTCTTTGCAGACCCTCTTTTGCGTTTGCCAAAGCTAATTTTGTTTTTATTTTCGTTACCCTTTGCCATAATTCTTTGCGTGTATGTCTTTTAAAAACTCTTTATATTGTTTTTTATCTCCGTATTCTATATGACACTTTCTACAAAGGCCCATTAAATTGTCTATTACATCTGCTCTTTTACTCCCACCCATTCCTCTTGCTTCAATATGATGTATATCTACTGCTTGTGAGCCACACACTTCACAGGGAACGAAGTCAGTTGTTTTATACCCCATTCCCTGCAAATATATTTGTGTGTGTTTCTGCATACTTTCCCCATTAATTTTTCCGTTAGTTAATAATAAAAAATTAAGTATGCAAATTATTTTCTGTCTATTTCTTTAAGTTTGTTAATCGCCCATTCGACACCTGATGTCCCACCCCAAGCGTCCCACATTAAACCACCACAACCTTCACTATAAGGAACGTCTTTATGTTGCTGATGTCTTTTAAACGAAGCCATACGGGCAATCGTATCTCTACTAATAGGCTCACGATTTGCCAACTGTCTTGCTCTTGCTTTGCCTGTTGCTTCACCGCAAGAACCCCAACCGTTTTTGTCAGCCCATTCTATTGCCCTCTTTGCGTTGTTAGTAGCTGACTCAGGATAGTCTGTATAACTTTCTGCGAACTTCCCACCTGCAAGAATAGCCTGCCATACTTTAGTCGCTTTTTCTTGTGTATCATATACGCAATCGCCATTACCGATACGCCATTTCCCGTTTGAGCATTTTATTACTGGCATAGTTTACTATAAATATACTTTCTGTCTAAATTTATCTCGTCAAAGTTATACTTCTTTTTGCAGAAGTCAAATAGTTTCTGACCGCTTTCCTTTCTCATATCCGCATCGCTTACTAAATCTCGTATATGTTTGTACCAATCCTTTTGACTTTTAACGTAATGCACGGGCATATCTAAGTAAGGATTAACATGACTAACAATAGCAGGGTTCTTTTTAGCAGCCGTTTCTAATACTTTAAGATTTGACTTCATAGCATTGAACTTGTTATCTACGAGCGGGATAATAGAAATATCACTATCTGTGTAAGCACCCATATATTCAGTAATTCTTGCATAGTTGTAGATTGTAGGATTAAGCTTTAGACCGCAAGTAAAAGAGTCTATCATTTTATCCCATATAGGTTTCTCGCCGTCATTGTAACCTGCTATAACTGTTCTTATATTCATACCTTGCAAACGTTTAAAAGGCTGTCTTAGTAATTCTAAATCCCTTTCGTGCGTTCCGCTACCGCTCCAAAACAATCTTACTTTGTAATCTTCAGTCTTGTTATCCTCAAACTGTTCTTTCCCGTAAGGTAATGCGTTTGGTAAGATGTGAACGTTCTTATTAAAAATATTTATTTCGTCTGCCAACCTTTCGTGTGTGCAAGTACATAAGTCTGCAACTTCTAAATAATCAGTAATCTGTTTACCTATATTATTAAGCTTGTATCTTGAATGCAACAAATGACTTTCGCTCAAATGCCAGTAGTCATCGTTATCGACTACTAACTTAAAAGCGTACTTAGTTCGCCAAATGTCCATTTGCTTTGCATCTATCTCGTTTAACATTCTATTCATAAGAACAATATCCCACCCTTGCTCTAATAGTTCGTCATTAAGTACGTCTGTAATAAGTGCGTACTCTTTTTCCATATTAACAATAGGCATCATAATTCTATGATAACCAACTCCTGAGTTAGCAGAAGTTATGCAAAGTATTCGCATCTTATATTCTTTTGGTTATGATATATGTCTTGGTATTTATTCCACACGCTTTGCGCTCGTGCTAAGCTTTCGTCTTTCATTCTTCTGTATTCCGTGCCATTTCCGACATCGTGTCCTATATGTTCTGAGCGCATATCTGGTAGGTAGTAATTAGTAAAGCCTGTAATAGTTGCACGTTCTCCGTAATCTCTATCTTGCATTCCGTACGGGTCATATTCAGTATTGTAACCGCCAACAACATCTATAAGTTCACGAGTGATAAAGTTATCGCCAAAAGGTGTATGCGTTTTATGTATCCCGTCTACTATTGGTGGCAAATCTTCAACACAATGTATTCCTATTATGCCTGTCTTTTCTATTCGTTGTGCAAACAATACAAACTTAGCTAACCAATCTTGTGGAAGTAATATGTCATTAGCTAATAAACAAACCGCATCATAGTTTTGTGTTATTCTAAGTCCTGCGTTTACTCCTGCTGCTATACCTCGCTTTTCTTTTGATAAGTCATAACCGGCAAAATGATAGTTAAAAGTTTCGTGCGTGTCGCTTCCATTATCTATTAAAAAACAATCAGCATTGTAACCACTATTGTAAAAGTTTTGATTAATTACACGCTGCGTTAAATCGTGTCTATTTTGAGTAAGTAATAAAATAGCTACTTTCATTATCTTATGTTTGAGCCGATTTCTCGTGCAGGAACTCCTGCGTATTTAGTATTTGGTTTTGCATCTCCTTTAACAAAAGCACTTGCCCCTATCATACAATTTTCTCCTACGTTTGCAAATTGATGTAAAACTGCGTTTAATCCTATGTTAGCACCTTTGTCAATAATAGAATGCCCACCTATTTTTGCTCCGCAACTTATAGTAACATTGTCTAAAATTGTACAATCGTGTCCTATGTGTGCGTGTTTCATAATGAAACAATTATTACCAATAAAGGTATCAATCTCCGTTCCTGCATCTATTGTTACAAGTCCTGTAATAACATTGTTATCTCCTATGTAAACTTTGCCTTTTTCTTTTTGCCAAAACTTTTTATGCTCGGCTTTGTCGCCTATAATACAATAAGCACCAATATAGTTGCCGTCTCCGATAATTACGTTATCGCCAATAATAGCGGTGGGGTGGATAAAGTT